ATAAGGCAGTTCTGCGCTCGCTCGAAGGAGAGATCTCAGAGGCAAGGAAACTTGTCCCTCTCTGGCTCATTCCGTTGTATTCCAAAATTGAGAATCCAACGTATCTTCGAGGTTTGCGACAGCTCTGTTTGTTTTGTTACAAAGCCGAACTACCTCATGATAAATCAACAACAGAAGCCGCGCAAGCGGCTTTCGTGGAAGTCGATGCTAGTTGCGGTCGCCACAGTCGGAGGTTCGCTAGTGATAGCAAACAACCCGGCGTTGGCTCCGTTCTTAGGATCGCTCGTCGATATGTTGCCAAAGTTATAGGCAATATCGACTGGACTGATGTGGCCCCTGCCCACGGGCCCGGCGCGGTTTTCCCGCGTCGGACCCCGGCTCGTAAGTCACGTTGGCTCAGTCTCCACCCATCAATAGATGAAATGTATAGTTTTGGTGAGTACTTCCTCCTCCCGGAGGATTCGTATAATCCAGAATCGTACCCGTCTGTTGGTAGACCCCATAAGATCAAAGTAGGGTTGACTCCCTACTCCTCCTCTGCGGAGGCCCGCCTATTGGATAATGGTATCGAAGCTAAGCTTACGGCTGTCCCGAAAGACAGTCGTGGGCCGCGCTTGATATGCATACATCCGGCGGAGGTGATCTGGATACAACAGGGGCAGCGCAAACTCTTGCAAGCAGCCATCGAAAGAAACGTTCCGGGCCTGACATTCAAAACTCAGGCTCGAAACGCCCTCGGTGCGTTGTCTGCAAGTGTCACGCGTAAGTACGCCACTATAGACCTCAAGGAGGCTAGTGATCGTATATCTTGTGATCTTGTGCGTCGTCTTTTCGGAGACCACGCATATGGTTACTTGGCCAGTACGCGCGCTGGTAGCGTTAAGCTACTTAACGGCGATAGGTTAGTCCTCCAGAAGTTCGCTCCTATGGGGAATTGTAATATATTCCCCATTCAGACGCTAATATTCTGGTCGTTAGTGAGGGCAGTGATACGCGTTGAATTCGGCGTTACAACCGATGATATTCGCGTGTTCGGTGATGATATTATCTACGAAAGTAAGTATCACGCCGAGATCGTTAAATACCTAGAGCTAGTTGGCCTCGTGGTCAACCGGAATAAAACCTTTGTAAAGGGTTTCTTTAGGGAATCGTGCGGTCTCGATGCGTACAATGGTGTCGTAGTGACTCCAGTCAGACTGAAATCAGTGGATCTATCATCTGATCCTGGCCTTGTAGCGCTGTGCGACGTTGCGAAACGTCTCCATAGCAAAGGCTACGAAGCTTCATCCTCGTATATATACCGACAAGTCGAACTCGCCATCGGTCCCAGGTATCGAATGTCTCTGACAAACGATCCCTGTTGCTCTGGTATAGTTCGCTATCGGTGTGGGCTAGTAACATGCCTCGACTTGTTCGTGTTAAACGGCGAGCTTAATATGCTCTCCGCGGGGAAGTCTCGGGAAATCCGATTCAACCACGACACGCATGAGTGGGAGGTGCCCATACTCCAGCTGAGGTCTCCAAAGATGGAGATCTTCGATGATGACAGTAGTCATCTTCTGGAATCGATTCTCCGGGCGACCGGAGAACCTTCGAAGAGGACAGGATACGTGGATCCGAGCCACAGCAGGCTAACTCGGACGTGGGCCCGTGTCATCCTTAGGGATGATGTGGGTGTTCGACCTGAG